GCTTGCATCGTGAGAATCATTTTTATCAAACCACATTTGGAACTCTTCTTCGTTAGGTCCGGGGAAATACATAGGTGTTCCGTCAGCCATTTGGTCGCTGTGTATTTCACCACCAAATCCTATTTCCGTTGATTTTTGTCTTGCTCCTTCGGGTGTTGAGAATATGTAATCTTCCATACCTGCTTCTACTTTTTTACCACCACGCCATTGTCTGCAAGACCAATAACGTGCCTTCCATTTTGGACCGGGATTGTCGCAATTGTGCCTAGACCTAAACGCTTTTCTTCTAGCGGGGTCATCTCTTTTTATTTCCATGTTAGGGTCGCCAAATCTTACTATGACTACATTACCGCTACCATTTTTAGTATAAACTGCGAACTTTTTAGCGCCACCCTTTGTACGAAAAGGCTTATTGAGTGTAACGCTACGCCCTTGATACTCGGCAGCCGTAACATCTTCTTCATCCCATTCTTCGTATGCCACTACTTCGCCACTACAACCGCATCCACACGACATGATATGTTTCAGTTAAGGAATGTCTTATTAACCTACTCTTGACCTTCGGGGCATTCCCAACAATTACCTAGAGTACAAAAGCCGCACCAAACACCACTATTCATTTTTTTGCCTCTTTTGTTTTTCCGTTAGTAATTTGATATGCTTCCATATCTAAAGTGTGTTGTTTTTGCATCTTTTCCATTTCTAAGTCATGCTTCATCTTAAACTCTTCTAGTAGTCTTACGTGAGTCTTTTCAGCGTCAGTTGCTTGAACATCAGCAGAAAGTCTGTCGGGTAATACTGCAATTTTAGCACTTTCTTTACCCTTAAATAAATCCAATACACTAGTAATAATTAGAAGTGCCGGACCACCTAATAGACCAATAACTGTAAGTTGTGAATCTGAAATCTCACGTTGTTCTACGATACTAAAATAAGATGCTGTGGCTGCTATAACTACCCAAGCCATAACGACACCCATACCAAAAGTTAACATTAAAGTCTCGTTTGGATTTGTCATTTTCAACTGAGCCATGTTCTTTCCACTACCCTTATGTCTTATTAATACTTTGCCTAAAAAAGCCCCTACTAGAAAACAAACTGCGTATATACCTGCTAGAAGATACTCATTCCACAAGGTCGCTCGCACCATCCTGTGAGTTTTCTCTTGGTAAATCCCCTACTTGCTTTGGCGCTTCTGTCATCTTTCTCTCATCACCTTCTTTACCTATGGTTGGTAAGTTAAGCAAATCAAAAGATTGGTTTAGTGTAAGAAGTCCTGCATTGTAACCCATAACGGTTCTTTGCATTATATTTAGTGGTGTTTCGCTATCCATAGCCTCAAACTTAATTGTAGGCAAATCTTGTTTGCGGTAAGAGATACCTAACAAGTCTAAGTGCATCATAAATATTTTTGTTGCTGATTCACTCAAGATTCTGTGCATACGACTTATGGCTTGGACCGCCCAAAGGTTAGCGTTGAATGTAGCAGCGAAAGTAGAGCCTTTTTCTTGACCTGCTGCTACTCTTGGTACTTGTAGTACGGCTGCAATATCAGCATTTATTGTGTCGAGGAAGCCTGTGTTATTCGGCAAACTGTTGCCTACATCTACGTGATGTAGTTCTACGTAATGAGGGAGAACAGGTATTTGGTCGCCTCGCAGTCCCTCGAATAGAGTAATAACCTCATCCATAATATGTTGAAGTCTTTGTGCTTGTTCAGCAGGGTCTTGTATGTGTTCGATAGCAGATTTGTCTATTGTGATAAACTGCTTTGTCATTGAGTCCTCTAAAGAAACTCGATTGTTCATACTGTTATATTTCATGCGTATTGGTTGCTTTAGCGACGTAAATCTACTTGCGCCCCACACACCGTAGGTTCTGCGTAATTTATTATCGGTAAACCAATTAGAGCGATAATCTATCCTTATGTGTAGTATTTCATTTCTAGGGATAGCACGTTCGTAGGATGTACCTTCTCTTAACATATAGATGTTAGCATTGATGATTGGGTTATCTTCGTCAGCAACGAAGTAAGAACCTAAGCCACCTCTTTCATCAACTATGGTAATTTGTTTTACGGGTAAACTTTGTATGTCAGTAATACCTACATCTTGTTTACCGACTATTTTGTTTATGTCATTTCCGTAAACCATAAGACTTCGCATAGCGTTAATCATAATATCATCAAAATCAAGAGTATCTTCAACTAACTCACGTATTGCATCTCTTATCTGAGCGTTTCTACCGTTGGTATAATTTATCTCATAGTTGTTAGCCGTAAGAGAAACAGCACGAACAGCACCGTTTAGTTCGGGGTCTAACTTTAACATACTATCATAAAGGTCAAACTCATTGTCATGGTTACTGTCTTTTCTTAATCTTTCAGTATCACGTACAATATCGGGTACACCTGCTACTTGATTGAAAGGCTCAATCATCATACCTGCTCTTTGTATAATTGGATTAGGATTCTCTTTTTTGGTGTTACCACGAAATATATTCCACCTGCTACGCTCGGCCATATCATATCGAGGGTATAATTGACGTTTAATACTTCGTTTTTATTTTTTTTAATGTTTTTGTGATTTACTGAAAGAATAAAACGCTTTACTGCTCTATTTTTTTTTATTTTTTTATTTTTTTCTTTAATGTAGAGAAGTTAACTACGTTAACTAATAGAGGGTAAGGGGGTTTACCAAACATATTATAGAAGAAATAAAAATAATTACAGACAGCCTAGCAGTCTAGCGGTTTATTTATTTTGTAAAAGACCAAAACAATAAAAATTATTATGCTAATACTTATATATCCCTTCAATTTATCCTTGTTTATGCGAAGGGTGCATGGAGGCAAAGACCTCATCGAGAAGTTTGCGAAAGATAGAAGTTTTAGTAACATTAGTGAGTTTGCTGAGTTTCTACACGAAGTCGAGCCAAAGCGTTCAAAGAATGCTTGGCGTTCTGCTATTCAAAGGTGGATGAAGGAAGGAAATAGTCCATTTAAGGATAAAGAAGAGTATCATGCAGTCATAAATGAAAGAACGAAAGTATATCACGATGAAACGGCAGATAAATACTTGGTAGTAATGGAAGCAGTAGATGGATTCTATGTAGTGGAGGGTGAAAAACACCGAGCCATGAAAAAAGCATATTCTGAGGCGGGAGGTAACTTAACAATTGAAGAAATGGCTAGAGAGTTTGAAATGCCGCCTGCTTGGGTAAGTGAATACGTTAGAGTTAACAAATGGACTCACGGTATGCAACCATTTACAGATAAAGAGATAGAAGGTAACACCATTGACGATTTGGTTGACGAAATATTAGCCATGCGTAAAATTGAAATTATTAAGAAGGCAGAAGGCAAAAGATGGAGGCAAGTCGAGAAAGACGCTATGAAATATAACTACTTTAACGAGACAGTCAAAAAAGATTTCTTGGAAATAGCACAAAAGTGGAAGCCTGCTTCCGTAAAGCGTACTAAGACACAAAAAGAAGGTGATTTTGCCGTCGTTCTTTCCCCAACTGACTTACATTTTGGTAAATATGGTTGGGTTGATGAAGTTGGACAAAGTTATGACTTAGAAGAGGCACGACATAGAGTTTTGACAAAGACCGAAGAGTTGTTGAAGAGACTACCTAGTAAACCGGAAAGATTTTACGTTGGTGTGGGGTCTGATTGGTTTCATGTAGATAACGACGTTGGTACAACTACAAAGGGTACGGCACAAGATATGGCCGCTACCCCTGCACAAATCCTTATGGAAGGTTGTGATTTGGCTAGACAACATATTGACCTTTTGAGGACTGTTTCTGATGTTGAGTTAATATTTATGGGTGGTAATCACGATAGACATACAAGTATTATGTTAATGATGTACCTTGACGCTTATTACAAAGATTGTGAGGATGTAAACGTAGTAGTTTCTCCCGAAATTAGACAATATGTTACATACGGTAATAATTTGATTGGATTTACTCACGGTGATGGTAAAGTTATGAATAAACTAAATGCTTTGATGGCTCACGAAGAGAGAAGTGCGTGGGGTAAAACATCTCACAAACTTTGGTTTCATGGACATTTACATCATCAACAAATGCGAGAAGCAGGTGGTTGTTTGATTATACAACTTCCTAGTCTTGCAGGTGAAGATAGATACCATAGTCGTAACGGATATGTTATGGCTAAAGCAGGATTGTCTGCATATATTATAGATAAAGAAGAAGGGTTGATTGGCAGCCTGTTTGCGCCGGTGGTACATGAATGAGATGGACTTCTGCTAAATGTTGGTCGTGTGGGTGGGAAGCACCACGCATACAGATGCACTTAGCGGTAGAAGGTGTATGTCCATATTGTAATAAGAAAGACTTACATCCGAGGTGATATTATGGGTTTTATGCAAGATTTTTCTATGGAACGCAGTCGTAAAGACATTAAGTATTTCTACCAATGGTTAGGTTATACTTGGGGCGACCACATAGGAGAATGGATGGAGATGTACGGTGATAGAAAAGGTGCAGAAGTGCATCGTGTTTGTGTTATTGCGCCTCGCGACCATAGTAAGTCAACTACTCTTAGGGTAAAACTATTACACCAATGTTTGTTTGAAAAAAAGGCAAATGGTAAACCTTTTACTTGTTGGTTGATTTCTGCAAGTAAAGATACTGCTATTAGAAGATTACAAGAGATTAGAGAGGACATGAAACAACATCCTCAGTTGTCTAGGTATCTCGACCCGAAGAGAGGTAATAAAACTGAAATGTATTTTACCAATGGGTCTTGGATAATGGCTACATCAGTAGGCTCAGCAATTCGTGGTGAACATCCGGCTTGTGTAGCATTCGACGATGTGTTAGTCGATTCTGATGAAATGAACCCTCACACTTTACAACAATGGTTTAGAAAGGCTATTTCCCCTATGCTTTCGCCCGGAAGTACGTTTTATGTGGTTGGTACGCCTATGTCTATGACTGATTTGTATCATACTGAGATGTTAAGTAAAAAGACTTGGAAAAGTGGTACTTGGAGTAGTATAGTAAATTATGATGAATGGAAATCTAGTGATGGGGATATTGACCCTAAAGCACTTTGGCCGGAGTATCGTAGTGTAAAGTTTTTGTTAGAACAGAAAGAAGCAATAGGAGACTTGGAGTTTTCGCAGGAATACCTATGTAGGGTTGTTGACGATGACGCTTCGGTATATCCTAACAACTTAATTCGTAAGAATCTTATCATGGAACACACTATACAAACGGATAAATTGGATAACAACAGATACATTATAGGATTCGACCCTGCACATGGTCTTGGTAAAGATTACAGCGTAATGGTATGTCTTAGGCAAGACGAACAAGGATTTATTCATTTTGTAAATATGTGGAGGCGTAACGATTTCCCACCGGATAAGCAAGCGGATATGTTGATTGAATGGTCTAAGAGATATGGCAACTGCGGAGTAGCAGTTGAGGATGTAGGTTTCCAACAAATGTATGAAAGTTTGCTTGCACAAAAAGGTGCGGTAGTAGATTATAGACCTAGTAAGGTAGGCAACAGAACTTTGAAGCAAGGATTGCTAAACAGACTTAGAGTTTGGTTCGAGAGAGAAATGATAGCATTTCCTTATGGTGATGATGAAACCCGTAGGATGGTCGAGATTATCCTAGAAGAATTAAGACTTCACGCTTGGCGTGATGGTGTGATAGTGGACTTGGGTGTTCACAACGATACAGTAATGGCTCTTGCACACGCAATAGACCAATTTACATATAAGATTCCCGATATGCCGGTAGTTATGAAAACTATGACGGGTGGACAATGGTTAGGTGGTAAAGCCAAAATCAATAGACCCTCTAATACAGGTGTTGGTGGGAGAGTAATGGAGAGAAGAAGATTATGAGAACAGTATTTGGCCCAAAAAGTAAAAAGACATTATATTTAGACCGTTTGCAGGAGTTAGCAGACTCGGACTATTTCGACGAATGGAGAACAAACGAGGAAGTTATGTGGAAGGTAAACGAAGTCGTACCTGCCCGATGGACTCAATTGCATTCTTGCGGGGTGCATAAGTATATGCGTAAAATTAAACAAGCAGACTCGATGGAAGATAAATACAAAAAGGTCATGGGTAAGAGAGTACGCTATTGGCGCAAAAGGTTATAAATATTTTTTTTCAAAAAAATTGTAAAAAATTGTTCGTGGTGCTAGGCGGGTATAGGTACGTATATCGGTGTATTTTTGGAACTAAGTGCATAAACTACACTAGGTGTTATACACTACACTTGGTGCAAAAAAAGCACTAAAAAAGGGCCAGGGAATGCTAGACCGGAAGGCTTAATAAGGAGTATGCTGACCGAGGCTTAGGAGTGCGTAGCACCCTGCCGGATTAGTGAAGGCGGGCTATCAATAGATAGCAAGATTTGTGGTGATAGCCATAAATTAGGCGCTGGTCTTTCAGACCCAAGCCGAAAAATCAAAAATGAATCGGAGATGACTAAAAATCATTTATGACACATTCAGAATTAGAAGCCCTTTAATTAGGTAAGTAGTTAACTCGGATGACTACTATAAACAAACAGATAAAAGGAGACTAAGAATATGACAGATGTACGTATACACTTAGTGCTTGACATCGACCTTACTGATTACCTAGATGACCTATGGCACACACCATTAGGAGATTTAGTTGACATCAGTTATGCCGAAGTCGACCACATTGAAGCAGTTTAAGGCTTTGATGCCTTAGACGGAATTACACAAAGCCCACCCCTCTATATGGGGGGTGTGGCCTACTACTAACACATCGAATAAATGGGGGTGAAACATATGAATATGAGAGATGAATTAAAGATAATTATAATCACGGATGAATACGAGTATTCAGAATGGATTATTGACGCTAACTGTTAAAGTTAGCCGAGACGGAAATACGTAAAACTCTAGGGGGGCAGTAATGCCTCCCTAGTAGTAATAATAAAAGGAGGTTAATAATATGAAGAATAATAATATAAAAGAAAAATTAAAGCAACATATAGAAAGTAATTACGTAAGTAATGAATATTACGACTATATGATGTCATAAGTTAGTTATTGAAGCGAGACTTAGAATTGTTTTAGAATGAGATAAAATAATTCCCATAGTCATTCAATAATTAATGAGACGGACTAACACAAAATTGAGGGGGGGCGTACTGCAATACGCCGCCTCTCTCTTAACTAAACAATATAATAATAAAGGAGGTAATAAATTATGAATAAGAAAGATGGTGAATTATTAACTTTAGAAGATATAGATGCAATTGAATGGTTCAATGGTATAATGAGAATGTCTTACAACGGCGAAACACACTCAACGACCAAAATTAAACAACTATTCATGGCATTGAATGAATGTGGCTTTGGTTATGTTTGTGGTTATCTTGACTTGGATTCAATAGATAAACTAAGAAAGATATTAGATAACCCTAAGATGATTAAACTATTTACTAGACACTTAGACTCGGGTATAAGAAGAGAGCAAATAGACATAACAACTAATGAAACATTAGCAGAATATCATTCTAAAGTTGGTGGAAGCCAATATAAAAGAGATAAGACTTGGGAAGCATTAGATTCTTGAGACTTATTAGATAGAAACACGTAAACCCCTCATGGGATGTCGGCAGGCATCTCATGGGGCGGCCACTTTAACTCGATAGTAGTCCTAAGCACGACTACCAAGCCTTATGTTAGATTCTACTTGATGCCTCACACGTATTCAAGTAATCTAGCATAAGGTTTAAACTGCCTTTTTTTATTTGTTTATATCTTAAGTAACCCCCCTTATCCTAAAAAGAAAAAGCCGGTTGAAATCCAAATCCAATTATTAACACTAGTGTATAAAAAACAAAAAAAAGATGCCCCGTGAGAATCCAAATTGGACTCCCGAGCAACCTTCTGAGCCATCACTACTAGACCAACTATGTAAAGTTGGCTTGCCGCAACGAGGACACATCCATGTTCCCATATTTTTTTCCTCCCGTGTTTCCACAATATCTCGGACTACTATTCAGTATATAAACATATTGATTGAGTATTTTCTCTTATTTTTATGCATATATATTAACACTAGTGTATAGAAAAAGAAAAAAGAAAACAAAATCCAAATCCAAATCTAATTATTATAACCTCCCTCTCAAGTTTTGCGAGTGTTTGACTTGAGAGAGAGTTTGATGTGTAAGACCACCACACTTGATTATTGGTTATCTTGGTAATCTTGCTTGAGATTACTAAAGTCATGGAATGACATTTCCAATGTATCTAGCAATACATCAATTGGTATAACAACATAGATTTGATTATGTTCAGTATCATATGTCGGTTTTCCATAGCCATTTATTTCATTCCAATATTTCAATACAAATTGTAATAATTTTTCAGTCATACTTTTTCCTCCTGTGTCTCCACAATTAAACGCTGATTTTTCATACTACTTAAGGTTAATCAAGTAGCATTCTCTTATTTTTATCTCTATTATAATATCCTGTTACATTAGAAAAAGAAAAAACCTATTAGAATCCAAATCCAATTATTAACACTAGTGTATATATTACAAAAAAAGAAAGGAATATTAAAATCCAAATCCAATTATTTTTTTTGACTCCTGCCCCATTTAGAGGCAGGAGTTTTTCGTTATTCTCTTAGATTTTATATAATGATCATTTTTTATAAATTATCTAATACGCATCTTGTAATTCTATATCTACTACTTCAAACTCTTCATCAGCGAACCATTCAGTTGTAATTACGCTCCATGTTTCTAATTCACCAGTTTTCTTGTTTTTCATTGTTAAGACCACATCTTTAACCATAATACTCCTAGTCGCCTTTAGTATATAATATTAACCAAGTGGCATTCTATATTTATATAATGATCATTTTTTATAAATAAGTATCAAACTTCTATATATTATTATTACCTATATGAAGAAAAAGAAAAGGAAGAAAAGAATCCAAATATTTAACACTAGTGTATATATTACAAAAAAGAAAAGACTTTCAGAATCCAAATCCAAATCTTGTTTGGACTCCTGTCCCATATAGAGACAGGAGTTTTACATTATTCTCTTAGATTTGTAATTTACAAATCAAAGGATTCTATGATATAATTAACTTTTTCATCGGTAGTCATTTTAGCCATTTTATCTTTTTGTTTTCTAATTCTAAGTTTTTCTTTTAACTCAACTTCTTCATCATAATTAACTT